TCGTGAGCGCGCCCGCAGCACGCGCGCGAGCCCGTCGGGCGCTCCGCGCAACCTGTACATCACGCGCAACGAGCCCTGAGCAGGCGCGCATCGCCACTGCAGGAGAACCGCCGCCATGAGCATGGAATCCCGCAGCGCAGCGACCGAGCCGGCATCCGCCAGGTCAATCGTGACGCTCGACTTCCCTGCCAACAGGTACGCCGCGAGTGGCGCGGTGTCGCGCGGCCATCAGCCGTGCCATCGACGGCGGCCGTGGCGCCTCGATCTCCGGGCGGATTGGTTTGGCCAGCTGTGCCCGCACATCGTGTGCCGGTGCTTGCCTGCCCTACATGCTGAACGGCGGTCCGGCATGTTCAATAACCTTTTGCCCTAACTGGCGGACATCGCTCATCGGGTCCATGCCTGCAAGCGACGACTGTATAACCCTCCCACCAACCTGTACTGCCTTCGCAGCCTTGCCACCCAGGTCAAGCCAGCTTGCTCCCTTCTCCAAAGCTGAAACTACGCCGCCTCCGCCGAGCGGACCAGGGATAAAAGGTGTCAAGACATCGGAAGCCGTGTTACCCGCTTCGCGCCCTCCGACCGCACCCCCCGCTAACCGACCGAGTGTGGTATGAATGACAGCCCCTGGGCTGCCAAATGTGTACTTGAAAGACTCATACGCAGCACGTCCGGCTTGCAATAAGTTTGCACCAACCCCTTCCTGCTTGCCGACTTGGGAAATGGCATCACGGGTCACGCTACGCTGGGCGGAAAGTTCGCTCTCGATATCTGCCAGCGGATTTGTGTAGTAGTTCTGATAATCCGCTATCTGCTGCGCGGTATGGGTCACCCCTACCCGACCCGGCCCTGGCCTGTCTCCTGACGGAGAAGGTGCGCGGCCGCGTCGGTCCAAAACAACGCCGCCATCGGCCATGGAGACTTTCTTACCCGAGGCGGTAGCCGCGGCGACGAGTGGATTCTCTGGAGCTGCTTTAGCCGGCGCAGCCGGCGCAGCCGGCGCAGCCGGCGCAGCCGGCGCAGCCGGCGCAGCCGACGGCGCTGCGGGCTTAGCCGACGTACGTGACGCAGGGTCGGGTGTCGTAGGTTTAGTCGGGTGTTGACCACTGGCTGTGGTGCTATAATGACTACCTCTTGCCCGCGCGGCCTCTTCTTTGTGCCACTCGTCCCACGCGGCTGCATCTGCTGCTTCGGCCTGCTGTGCTGGAGTAATCGGCCCAGTTAACGTAAAGTGCCCGTGGTACGGGTCCCATGTACCTGTTGATGACCCCGGTGCCGCCGCTACCGCTGCTGGTGCCGCTGGTGTTGTCGGCCCGCTATCTAACACAAAGCCTTCGAACTGACCCTTGCCTGGTGACCAGCCACCGCCGCTATCCTTCTTCGGCAGGTCCATATGGCCAATACGCATTCTATTAAGCCAAGCGTCCTTCCCGGTGAATTTTCCAGTTGTAGGATCAACATTAGCCAGCCAGTGTCTATCGCGGTTGGCCGACATAATATCCAGCGTATGCGTCTCGGGACTGTAGCCACCCGGCCCAACGATCATCGCATGGCTCAGGTACTGATCATGCTCAGCAAGAACGTCCAAGGGCTGCGCGTGCGTTGGATCGACCGCCGTCCCGTAGCGAAGATAAGAAGCGGCTCCCGCGTAGTCCTTCCCTACACCCTTCGGCAGCACGCCCTTTGGCAGGCCCTCCGACTGCTGCAGGACCGCAGTGACAAATTCGGCGCAGTTCTCACCCGAGACATACGACAAGCCCGCCGTTTTGGTAATGAAATTATAAATTTGATCGTGGGACGACCCTGACGAGGCCATCGCTGCGGCGCGCTGCAGGACCCCCATGTCAACCGCCCCGCCCGTATTCGGGTTCACCATCGTGAACAACGGGTTAAAAGTACTACCGTCACCTGACCCGGCTTTATCAGCAATAACACCTGCACGTTTCAGCTGTCCCTGCCGAAGGATATCAATACCAGGGCCGTTCCAGTCTCTAACCAGCGACCCAAAATATTTACCGGCACCATCTTGAATTTTGCTTCTTGGACTGGTGATAACCCCGTCTTGTGGAATGAACTTCTTGAACACGTTGGCTAAAGCTTGCGCCTGAACATCTGGGTCAGCAACGTTAGCTCCGTGTCCTACCCAGGCATTAATATCCTTCTGTGCGAATTGATTGAGCCCACCATGCACGTTTACTTTCGCGCTCATGCTGTTCTCTTGCAACGATATCGCAAGAGCAAGGCGCGCATATTCTTCTGCAGATCCCGTCTTGATACCGAACTGCTCACCATCCTTCGGTATCACACCTTCAAGTTTGGAACCACGAAACAAAGTGACGTAACGATTATAGAGAGCGGTGGGATCAACTTGGCCGTTGGCAGCGGCCGTTACCGGTGTGTCCAGTCCGGGAGCCCCTTTCGCACCAGTGCCGGGGGTCGTTGTACCAAACGTTGCACCGGGATCGGTGGTCGCCGTCCCGCCGTCACCCACGTCGCTTGTTGTACCGTCACCCCTGCTGCCACCCCCGCCTCTTCTGCCTCCGCCACCACCTCCTCCATCCCAACTCCCGCTGGCTCCGCCGCCGCCCGACGAGCCGCCACCCCCGCCATCGCCGCTCGTATCGTCGGCGCGTTTGCGCAGATCGTCCCAGTCATGGAATGGACGATTCTGTCGCTTCGCTATAGCCAACTGATGCAGGCGCGCAGTCGTTGCGGCTTCTTCCTGCTCCTTTTGCTGCTGCTGCGCGACTCCGCGCTGCTGCTCGGCCTGATCGCGGGCTGCCGCGCGCTGCAGGTCGGCCATCGGAATCATCGCCTCAGGGCCGGATTCACCAACCATACCCATCGTCGGCTGATTGATAATGCCGCCGGCCTGATGCCCTGGGGCTACCGGCATGTTGCGTAGACCGCCCGGAGTCAACACGTCGGATAATGGCGCTTTACCGCCGAGAACGTCGGCTAGCTTATTCAGGTTATCGGTTAGATTCTTTAGCATCGGCTCAGCCGCTTTCGCCGCAACCCCGCCGAGCGCGTCCTGGAACCGATGCGCCGCCGCGGTCATCGCATTCAGCGAGCCCTGAATGTCCTTATTGCGCGCATCGGTCTGCTCCTGCAGCGAGCCCTTCTTAGCCGCCGCCTCGGATACCAGCTTATCAATCTCCTGCAGATGATTGTGAATCGTCTGGAGCACAATGATCTGATCTGAGCTATACCCGCTCTTGCGTAACTGATCGAGGTTCTGGAAATTATTGGTCTGATTGGATAGAATCTGGTCCTGCATCTTCAGGACGTCGGTCAGCGTACCGTGATTTGCTGCAATCTCGCGCATGCCCGCCTGAATGCGCGGGTCCGACCCACCCTTAGCCAGGGTCTCATAGAAAACCTGGCCGGCCTGGGCCGCATTATCAAACTCAGGGGTAAGCAGCTTCTCGACGGCGGCAATCTCCTTGGCAGATTGAGCACCTTCAATACGATGTGATTGTAGCTCGCGCGAGATTTTACTAAAGGTGGAGCCAAAGCCCTGGGCCATGCCGGGCAGCATATTGGTGATTTCGCGTAAGACTTCCTCAAATTCCTTTGGCGGCACTTTCAGATTATTCATGGCCGCCACAGACGTCGTAGTCATCTCGCCAATATCAGCCTGGAGCAGAGCCGCCGACTGCTGAATTGGGGTATACAGATTTTCAGCTTCAGCACCCAGGGTCTTTACCTGGGAAATATACCGGCGCTGATATTCAGCGCCTTTCTCCGCCGTCTGCCCGGTCTGTTTTTCGAGCTCATACAGCTTATCCTTAAGCTCATCCATCTGCTTCGCAGTTGCCTGGGTCAGGTGCTGCGTTGCCTGTAAGGAGCGGTCAAAATTAGCAAATGATTCAATTGATCGTCTGGTAAATTCGGCGATCGCAACCACACTAAACGCATTGACCAGTCGGCTCTGCACCTCGTCGAGCTGGCGGGTAAAATACCCCATTTCCTCGCGGGTCTTGCGCGTATGCTTCTGCGCTTCCTCCTGACCCCGCTTCTGTTGCTCGGTTAATCTCTCCCAGTACTGGGTATGCTGGGTAAGCAGCCAGCGCTGTTTGCTGTAGAAGTCGCTAATGCCGCGCTCTGCCGCCGCCAGCGCGTCAACAGTATCGTTATAACCGCGTATATGAAGTTCGGTGTCGTCAGGCATCGTTACACACTATTGACCGCCTTCATGGCGTCGGGCGCGTCGATGTTGAATCCAGAGCCATTATCAGCTGTCGGGCGCGGGGGTAGATTGACCTGCGGCGGAGTGGGGAATTTACGCACCGGCCCGTCGACGTGGGGGAAGCGCGGATCATCCTGATCCCCAACCCGCTCTTCGGGCAGCTCAGCCAGTTTTTCGTCAGCCGTGGTCAGCGGCCGCTGGCCGTCGGAAAAGCTCTCGCGCAGCTCCGCAGGCAGGGTATACGTGAACGCGAACATCACCCGGTTGACGTCGGGATACACGAGCAGCCGCAGCAGCCGCTCGGGCAGTCGGGTTGCTTCTGCGACTAGCGCCAGGCGCGCCTCAATCTCGCCCGACTGCCAGCGAATCACCTGCTGGAAGTTCAGCGGGTGAATGACCAGCTCGGTTATGTCACCACTCATACGCTTAAGCGGATGGCACAGTTCGACGATGAACGTGCCGTCCCGCTTCATGTTCATGACATCAGCCATTTATTAAGTCCCCGGGACGAACCCGGCTGAGCCACTCAGAACGGGTCGCGAGCTAGTCGCACCGGTAACCAGGAAGTTGTTGAGTATCTGGTTACGGTCGAAGCCGTTGATAATCAGTGTATTGGTGGGAAAGTCCCACAGATACAGCTGCGCCCCGGCGATCTGCATCTCATAGTGAATGATCTTGCGGATGCTGTAATTTGTATGCATGACATCGCCGCGCCGGAAGTTCTGTGGATCAGTACGCCCCAGCTGGCCCTGCACCACTGCGGCCGCCTGCGCCGCCTCGCCGGTTACCTGATCGCGGATCACGCCATAGGCGGTGAACCAGTTCTGCTGTTGCACCCAGGAAGATACCAGCCCCATTACCTGCGGGGTCATGCCCAGCATTACAAACGGCACCTCCAGACGGGCAATGACGGTATTGATTTCCACAGACACACTGGCCCCGGTGGCGCGATGGTCAGCGTACTGCTGGTCGATGGCCGGCAGCTTCATTTCAGTCAGGATCAGATGGTTGCTGGCCCCGCCATCGTCGGGCTGCGAGCCACAGAACAGGTTTGCATCCTCCAAAGTCCAGAATGGATTGGCCATAGTTCAGCTCCTTTTGCTTCTGATAGAGACGGTTAGATGGATGTGGCTAGACTCCGCCAACCTCGAACTGGTTGTTCATGAAGTCCCATTCGTAGATCACCGCCGGCTGAATCGGCTGACCATTGAGGTCGACACCCTGAGCCACCTGCAACCGGTAATACATCAGGCCGCGAATGGCATAGGCGGTGTGCAGAACGTCTTCCCTGCGGTAGTTCGCTGACTCCACCCGGGCCAGTCGCCCGATCATGATCGCCATGGCCTGACTGGGCACTAGAGTGACTAGGTCACGAATCAGGCCATAGGCAGTGAAATAGGTCTGCGCATTAGTGGTCGGGCGTAGCAGCTTCATTACCTGCGGGGTGATTCCCACCATAGTGAAGCTCGCCTGCAGCCGCATCATCTGCACATCAATTTCGATCGCCGCATTGGCACCGCCGGGGCGGAAGTCAACGTAGCGCTCTTCCCAGGACGGCAGCTTCAACTCGGTGAGAATCAGATGGTTGCTCTGATCCCCACCGCCTGCAGCAGCGCCACAAATCAGGTTCACATCCGTCATTACTTCAAACCGATTTGCGCCAGGCATTGAGCCTCCGTCTGCCGTCCGTTGTTTTTAGCGATCAGGTGTAGCCTATACAGGCCGGCCTGAAGAACGCACCGGACGGCGCCTATACCGTGGTATTAAGCTGCTGTGCGAGCTCAGCCACCATGGTATCGATGGCCGGCTTGTACCGGGCCGACATGGTGGTGATCACCTTCAGCACCGGCGGTTCCTCAGCCTCAAACTGCACAGTCAGATGCCCGAGCCGGATCTGATCTGCGGTATTCTGTGAACCGAGGAAGTCGACCTTGAAGTCAATGATCTGCTGCCGCGCCTTCAGGGTGCCGAGGAAGTCCTTGATCGTTGTGTACACGTTGGTGATCGTCTGGCGGTCGATGTTGCTCCTGCCGAGGTAGGTGCGCAGCGCCGGCATCAGCGAGAGATGAATGAAGTCCCGCCCGCGCTTGACATTGTACATCTGCCACAGCGGGTCATCACCAGCATTGTCCGTACCGATAAAGACGAACCCGCCCGACGAGATTGCGGTCTCAACCCCCACCGCACCTCTGACCACAATGCCCAGGTTGGCACCGATCAGCTGCTGGCCCTCGGTCGCACCGTCGGTCAACGAGAACATGATCGACCGCGCCGGGCCAACAATACCCTGCACCGGCTCGTTTGCCGCCGAGTGGAACGGGTAACCAGTGGCAAAGTCGCGCGCGATCAGCAGCCCGGCAATGCGCGGGGCTAACGGACGCACAATGATCGCGCTCGATACGGGATCCTGGATCTTGCACCCACCGCTCAGCGGAATGATGCGTTGCGAGTTCATCGTCGAGCGCCAGCTGACGTCGCCAATCTGCGAGGTGCCCGCACTCTCGACAATAGCATGACCGATCAGCTGATCGAGCACCCCGGTTAAGGTGGCGCAGATCGGGTTAGCCCCGAGCGCAATCGAGGCAATGATCGTCGCAGTGGTCAGCGACCCGGCGTTGCTACCGCCGGTCAGATTAGGACCACTCAGCGTCAGCCCGGTCACGGTTGTGTTCAGGAGGAAGCCGTTAGCCGCTGAGTTCTGGGCCTTTGTGATCAGGGTGATAGTGCCCTGATTAAGCGAATAGGTACACAGCGAGATCTGCGGGTCGAGGCTGCCGGTCAGGAACGTCATTAGGTTCTGCAGCGTGACGTCGAGGCTCTGGCCGAGGGTCACCTGGTTGAGCGGCGGAGTGACGTTAGCGCCCAGCGCAAAGAGGTTGCCGGTCGTACCAACGGTCTTGAAGGTAATGTTGATAATGTAGCTACCCGACTTCAGGTAGGTACATTTGCTGATATTGGTGTCGCCCGACGCATTCAGCATGGTCTGCAGGTTGGTCAGCGTGGCATCGAGGGTGACCCCAATGTTGCACTGAGGACCGGTCGCGCCAGAGGCGACAAATGTAACGTTCGTGCCCCCGAGCGAGATGGTGTTATTAACCGCGGGATTGACGAAGAACTCAATCGAGCCAGCAGCACTCGTAGTGGCACTGCCTCCGGTCAGGGTCGGCGCGTTGGCGCGCGCGCCCGGCTGTTGGCTAGAGACGAAGGTAATGACGCTGCCATTCAGGCTGATGGTCGCACCAACTCCCGGGTTCTGTGAGAAAATCAGCTGCCCGCCCGCAGGCGCGGCCTGCGGCACCCCGCCATCAGGTGGCGGCATAGCAATCGTCGGCGGTACCGTCAGCCAGGCACCGTAGCTGTCAATGAATATCTGAGGGTCATCAATCTGGCCATTGGCATCGGCCACCGCGTGCGCAACCGGCATAATCAGGTTAGCGCCGTTGGTCTCGCCAATTCCCTGAGAGAAGGTCAGCTGATACAACTGGCCGGGAGTATAACCAACGCCGGTCGTGGTCACATTTAACGTGTCGAGCGATGTGGCCATCTGGCCGGTGTAGCCGGGGGTGAGAATAATGCGTGGCGTACAGAACAGGGTCATCGGCGCCTTGAGAAAGGCGTGCACCCCGGTGCCCGCAGCGGACGACCCCATGATATTTGCAATGGTCTGTTGCAATTTGAGGTTGGCATCAGCGGCGGTGCCGTATGGCGTGACCACGATTACGAGCTGGGCTGCGACCTGGAAGTCAGCGAGCTGGTCGTTAATACCGTTGATTGCATCCACGATGTAGCCATCATTGCCCAGTTTGGCGATGGTGACGAGGTCATTGCTGTAGCACAGGACCGGTGTGTTGATCGGAAAGGTACTTGGATCAGCGGTGCTGCACGGGCCACTGATACCGATAACGTCCATATTGGCGCCAAGCACCGGGATCGGCTGATCGTCCAGCTGGATAAACTGGAGGCCAAAGTTAGGCATTCCACCAATAGCCATGGGGTGTCTCCTTCTTATGGGGGTAAAAAGAGAGGCCGAGCAGCAACGCGCCGCTCAGCCCAGTTAGCCAAAGCCTGGGAGGAAAAGTACGGGCTTTGACTGGTTCAGAACTGCAAGGAGGGCGTGGTCAGCTCAAGCTCAAGTTGGTCGTGGTTCTGCTGGCTGCCACCAAATAGCTTCAGAATCAATACTGGCTGTCGATTGATCACGGTCGGCGGATCGGTAAAAAAGGTCAGTACGCGCACAAAATAATCACTGTTGGTGTCTGGCTGAATATCGCTAACCAGCACCGTCTGAATGCCGTCGAGTTCGACTGTCTGATTGAGCACGGTGATGGGCATTGTTTTCCCTCGTGACCTTTACCCAATTTTCGGGTTCACAAACATGGAAGCGGTCGCAGCCGACACCGTTCCCGCAGCATTGGTAGCAATCACCGTACAATGAATATTTGTATCAGAAAGTCCCAGTGTCACTGAAACGGCTGTGCTAAAAATAGTCGAGCTATCTTCCCGCACCCATTGATAGCTTAGGGTTGGTACAGGTTGCCCGGTGACGGTGAAATTCACAGTCAACGTGTCTCTGTCATAGGCTTGGTTAGAACTATATGTATTGCCGGTGATGATCGGCGCGACGGTGAATACCGGCGCAACCGCAACGATGCTCAACAGCCCGCGCGTCGACGGGACCATCAACATCAGGCGACATCCCCACCCAGCACATACAGGGCATTGGTACCGCTGGTATTCGCCATCACCATCAGGGTCACCAGGGCGTACTGCCCCGCGGTCCTGTTCTTGGCCAACCGCTGCGCCATGCTGGCGCCGCTTGCCGGGTTGAAGGTCACCTGCCCGGCGCCACCCTGATAGACGATGACGTTCCAGCCCTTGGGCAGACTGTTTGGCAAGGTGACGGTAATCGCGCCAGCATTGGTGAAGGTCAGTGCCTTACCATAGTCACTCGCCAGCATCGTGTAGCTGGTACCGACCTGATCATTAAAGCCAGCAGTGATCTGGTTGGAGTTAATCACCGCTGCGGGCAATGCTGTAGCCGCCGCTATGGCGGCATTCACCGCAGTAGTCTGCGTAGCATTCAGCGGCGCTGCAGCAATGGCTGCCGGGGTGGCGAAGTCAGATGCTGGATGCGTGGCCGCATCATTCAAACCAAGTGTGCTGCGCGCAGTCGGCGCATCAATCGCCCCGAGGAACGCGATCATGAAGCTTGAATAGGTCAACGCGGCCAGCGCATTCAGAGTAGCGCTGACGTTCTGCTTGGTCGCCAGCTGCGCGGTGACAAACGAGGTCAGCGGTCGCGCCGCCAGGTCGGACACCAGATTGGCGACATCAGCCTCAGCCAACACAATCGCGCCAGAGCGGCCGGCGACCGACACCACCGGACCAGCGGCAATCGCTCCGGCCAGACCGGCAACGCTAGCCGCAGAAGCAGCAGCATTACTGGCCGAGGTCGCGGCGTTGGTGGCCGAGGTGTTAGCACTGGTCATCGCATTGACGCTGGCATCCATCACTCCGCTACCACACGCCACCTGCCAGCTAGGCGACTGCTTGGTCTTGGTGCAGTAGATGCACATGGTCGACAGGTTGGCGTTCTGCGGTATCCAGCTGAGCAGCTGGCAGACGCCCCAGTTGGTAGAGTCATTGACGTCCAGCATCGTCAGCCACTTGGTCGGCGTGAACAGCGATGCGCCGGAATTGGTCAATGCCAGGTCGAACTGCTGCCCGACGGTCAGCGCATTGAGCTGGCCATCGGCCTCGCCAACCAGAAACCCAAGCGATGCGGCCTGCTGCAGGGTGGTCAGGAATGGCCCCAGGGTGCTGTTGATATTGGCCAACCCCAGAGAAACAAGGTTCTGCACCGCCGCATCATAACCATCCATGCGCGTGCCCACACCATTCATGGCGAGGCACAGCTGGGTGATCAGGTTATTGAGAAACGCGACCGTTGCCGGCTGCTTATCGGTTCTGATCAGCAGCGAGTTCGGGTCGATGATCTGGCCCATGGTCAACTCGCCGGTCGTGCCTGGGTGGCGGTCTCACACAAGTCGGCAAACTTGCGCCCATCAGTCAAAGAGCTATTGTAGATTTCCTCGCTCACCTGATACGGTATCCCAGGCATGAACTCCATATTGGCCGTGTAGAAAATCGCCTTGACCTTAATGTCGTAGTAAACCGGATCAGCCATAAGTTGCTCCCCTTTAGTTATGGAACGCTGAACGTTGATGAATGACAAAGCTGTTGCCTGTACCGTCCCAGGTGCCATCCAGCTCGACCTGATAGTTGGTCACCCCGCCCACCGCATTGAACGCATAGAGGAACTGGTTGGTGATACCGTCCGGCAACAGGGTCGGCCCGGTTAGCCCGTCCTTTACCTTGGTGGTTGAACCGTAATGCACCCGGCAGTTCATGGTCTGATGCGGTACGCCGGTCCAATTGGTGACGTTGACCAGCACTTGGATGTTGGTGGCGGTGCTGCATGGGATGGTGGTCGAGATATGGTGGAAGCCGCCCGAGGTCGGTCCCTGCAGCTTCACCTGACTGTTGACCAGACTCAGTCCCGGCATCAAATCAGAGGTGCCGGTAAAGATCGCCTGGAACGGCAAGGTCTGCGCCGGCGGACTGAGCGGGAAGGTCGGACTGTTCGGATCGTAGTTGAAGACCTGATAAGGATTACCAGGTGTTACCTGCACCGCGTAATTCAGATTGGTCGAGGGTGGGATGATCGCCTCGGCCAGCACGTCGACCGAGGTGATGCCGTTCGGCGACAAGGTCAAGGTCTGCAGATCAATCGCGTAGCGCAATTGTCCGCCGGCCTGGCCTGGTTGCCCTCCCCAGTTGCCCCAGGTCAGATAATGTAACAGGAAGCGCAAGGAGCGCGGCCCGCCCGGACAGACCCGCCAATCACCGACACCATCATATTCCCAGCAGTCGCCGCCATGCACTTGATAGCAGGTCGGATCCAGACTGATGGCGAACTGATGTGCTGACGTGCCGCCGACATGAAAGTGATAGCGTTTGCCAGCAGCGAGAAACACCGGGTTGAAGGTGATCCGCACCGGATAGACAAACGCGGGCACGCGCTGTCCCCAGGTGACGGCGTAAATATCTCGGGAATATCCAGGTATATTCTCAACACTCAAGATGAAAGTGTTGGCAAACATAGGGCTGACGAAACTACTAGGTACCCCACCGCCCGCAAAAAATGGGTCGAGCGTCGAGACTGGATCACCAACTCGGGGTGGAGCGATGCCAGAGGCCGGAATACCTAGGCCGAGACTACTAGGTACATTTATCGAGATCCCCCCGGTATTTGAGACAATGTCGCCAAGCAGCATTGGCTGATCGTAACACTTTTGAATAGCCGTGGTATCAAGCTCGATCTTACCCAGAGTGCGATTATGTAACGGCTTGCCGCTGGCCGGGTCACACTCGCTGATGATCAAGGTCAATGGTTGATAGTAGTTAGCCTGGGTGCTGAATATAGTGATGCCGCCGAGCCAACCGTCCTGGGCATTGAGAAAACTCTGACCCAGCACGTTGTGCGAATAGCTCTGGTTGTAGACCACCTTGCCCCAATAATCGCGATCAACATAATCGCGCCAGAAATAATTCCAGCGATCGTTGAGCCAACGCGGATAATCGGGATCATCTTCACCGTGCAAATTGGTCTGCCCGGTCGCTAGTACCGCCCACACCTCATTATCAAAC